TCTAAAATGAATTTTTCATCTTCGGGGGTGAAAATGTCCACTAAATGCCTCCATAGGGGCGGGTTTCCTTCGCTTTTCCCTTATCTTTCGACATTCCAGCCTTACTTAGCGCAATAGCAATCATCATTGCCCGCTTTGCCTTCCCTTTTTTCCCACTTTTCTTTACACTTTTGGGCGTATTGTGGAAAACTTCATGGAAAGCTTGCTCTTTAGATTCCGGCATATATACTATAATAACATAACAGCGTTTGATTGTCAATAGAACAGTGTTATTTTATATTTCAGTACCTTTAACGTCAATTTCGACACAATAATTTGATAAAAATTCAAGATTTGGGTACTTTTCCATCAACTTTTCTATCTTTATATTCCCAAAATCCATACATTCCTGCTCTGTATCGAAAAGTATTATATCAGAGCCAACTGTGCCATTAATAAGCCAAATTAGCAACATCAAAATTTTCATTATTCCCCTCCTGCCATTCCGGTCGCCCCGCCCATTTGACTGCCAATCCCTTGACTCGCAGCTCCTTCATTAGCATAGGTAGGTTGCTCCTGTGGGCGTAACGGAGTACCTCCACCACCTAACATAGCACCAAGTTGGCCCATAACATCCTGAGCTGCCTGAGGACCATTAGGCGCTGTATTACCAGCCACTTGCTCTGCCACCGCTTGTTCCATTGCCTGTGCCTTCTGCATACCGCGCATATGACTAGCGATATGTTCCTGCAAACGCACTTTAGCCAAATCTGTAGGCGGTTCATATGCCATATGAGCACGAATATGGAGCGAGTGGTTTTCGGATGTATCCATAGGAGAAGCTTCCACTCTGCGTCCCGCGTTCATCAACTCATATTCCATTTCAGGCGGAATGCCGGGAAGTGAATAGACAATATCTTCGATAATATTATCCACATCTGGCAAGCCTGTACCCGTATAAACCATCTTAATTAAATGCTTATAATTCACCCTAAACCCTTGCTGCTCTGTAAGCTGTGGAGGTATTCCAATTGCAATATTTAAAAAGTTCAACGCTTGCTGCGATTTCGCAAACTTCTCTCTAAGGCGTAAGGAAGCCACCCAGCGAATGTCAGTAGATAGTACCAAATCGGAAGGTTCAATAACTCGATCAACCAGAACAATGCCATCAGGACCCATAATCCTGAGAACCATCTTTTCATCCATAAACTCATGAGCCATTATCTCCGTATATTGTAGTAATGGCGTGTAGACCTGTGCTTCAAGGTCTTCCACTTGGTCCATGATAGCGCCATTAGCAGAGGCCATAAGTTGCGACACCCCAGTTGCCGTGCCCGCTGCTTTGCCCAATCCCTCACGAGGTGCACCTTGGACAAGAGCATTAGCATCTGTGCTCTCCTGGATGATATTAAGAAGGAAGCGAACCATTTGCAATCCCTCTAATGCCATCTGCGCCGGTGGGCGTTCAAACTTCACATTAGGGTCAGGAATCTTTGCCCCTGGTTCTAAGTTAATAAGGTCAGGATCGTCAATCAATGCAGGATCGTATGTGATAATAGGATTCAAGCAAAATGTGCCCACATCCTGTGTCTGATTCACCGTATCATTTAAAAAGTATTGCCACATTTCCATTGATTCGATAATCCCATGACCATAGAAGAAATCATGCTCACGGAAAATCGCGCCAAATAAAAATGGCGGCATTTGGAACCACCAAGGATTTTCGATAATCTGAACAGGAACATCGCCAATCAGTGTAATTAAATTCCACTGAGGCTCATCCTGCCCAGGCAGTTTAAATTTTGCCCAAACATTTACTTCATCAATATCCGCACTAACATTAAGGTCTGTTCCTAATTCCTTTTGTGGCTGAGAGTCTGCTTTATGTTGCTGTAGCAAAATCTGACTATGCAGTGTTATTGCTTTCTCCACCTGCCCTTTGTCATAAATTCCAGCATCGGCTTTCATCCTCGCCTGCGTTGCCGTAATCGAACCATCTTTAAATACAACCTGAAGACCATCATAGTTTGTCGCTGTTTCCGGCCAAACATAGACCTTCTTCATATCAATGACTGTATAAGTAGGCCCGTAGTGAGTAAATACCTTCCTCTCTTTAATCTCGTCACTTCCACGCTCACGATACTTCACCTTACGGCATATCTTTTCAAAGCTCAACTCCATGCAGGAAGTGCCAATTGTATTCAACTGGCGCAAAAACATTGGCGTAATTTGTTTAATCTTACCTTGTGTTTCTACAAGATATTTCATAAACTCAGTACCAACAGTTTGCCACATGGGCACGTCAGTATCTACGGCAAGATATGGATCGCTAAGAATCGCCTCCCGCTGGATACGAGTTAAAGTATCAACAGACTTTTTACCCGCAGGCAGGAATAGCTTTGATCTACCATTGTAATAGGCCAAAGTACGCCGACAATTATAAATATCCCTATATCGTTCCCAGTCTTGTTCTAACTTAGCTTGTCGATTACTTCGCGCAAGATTTACATTGTCTAAAATGTCTTTGATATTTTCAAAAACAGTTACATCGGTGGCATAGTTCTTTAACTCGCTTTCATCAACGCCTTCAATCGGCGTATCCAACTTCTCTTCATTCAAATCATCATAATTTCTATAATCATCGAAGTCTTCTGCGTCCGCACGATTGCCATCTTTTTCTTCCATATCACGAGCCATATTATCCCTCAGTGCCTTGTAAATAATTTCCGCTGCACAATTGATGCCAAAAATGCTCTTCATTCGGCGGCGGAGTGCTTGACATTAATAACCTACCACCACCATCAATAGTAGGTTTCAAGGCACCATATGTTAACCTTGCATCTGCGTCAGGCGCGAACCCAACCTCATCCCAATAGATTAATGAAAATGTTTCCATACGTACTTGGTCTTCGCCGGAAGGATACGCTTGGATAACTGAATCTGGCTGGCCATTTGGATGCTGCATGACCATGCGCACTACAATACCTTTTTTAGCTTTGTACCACTGAGGGACAGGAAGCATTGCCTTCCAGTGGATAGGAAGTAGGTCATAAATGTTTTTTATTCTGCCAAGAACTTTCCCTGCATCTTCTTCCTTCTTGGATATAATTCCAATATATGAGCCTGGAATAAATAGCACCTCGTGCATAATAATCACACACATAGCCCATGTGACCATGAGTTGGCGTGACTTATATACTGCTAGTTTCTGTGCCTTCTGTGCCAGCAACAATAGCCGTGCCAAATATTCCTTATGAATCGGAAAGTAAGCAATCTTTGCTTTACCAATGCCATGTGAATCTAATGTCCTTACATGCTTAGTAAAGTAAAGAATATCCTTCTCCGCTTGCACCAACTGCTTAGCAATTTCTAATCTATACTCTGCCTTGGTCATTATCTACCAGTAATCGGATTACTAACTTTAAATTTATATGACTTCAACTTGTCTCTGTAATCCTTATCGCCCCGGCTTATGTTAGTAACAATTCCACTGTATCCATAGCGCAAGGCATCAATCGAATGGTCATGCGTACCGTCTTTAATCGGTATAGCATTCTTGTTTCTGCAATACCCACTACGCATGGCCGCAGCAAGGTGAGGCGCTTTCTGCGGATTAAGCATAAACTGTGGCCTACCTTGGCTAAACGTAATCAAATCATGCTGGATATAATTTATCCCTTCTTCCACGTCCTGCATTCTCCATCTAGGTTTAAGTGAGAATTGTCGAAGGATTTGAATCGAAGGAAGTCCATTGTCTCGTTCATTTTTTCCTGTGGCATCAACCCAGTCAGAAAAAGTAGCGCCTGGAAAATTGATACTTCCGTAAGCGAGCACAGTTTCAACAAATTGCGGCAGGAAGATATTATCGCCATAGCATTCTCCTATTACATTCTTCCTCACCCCATCCACTTGTATGAATTCAACGCATGGATGAACCTTACCAAAGTCCCAGCCTCGAACAATATGCTTAATACCCGGATAATAAACCAGCTTGCTTGATTCATGCAGTATCTTCTTATAATCACCAAAGACAGGATAATTTCCCGCATGGCCTACTGGCTCTAGTTCAAACTCCCTTTGCCACAACTCGCTAGGATATTCCTGCTTCGCCTTCGCTGCCCACTTTTCATCTTTATCAGGATCGGCAGAATAATGGAGTTTCAATACCTGAAACCCCTGCAAATCCTCTTTATCTAATATCTCAGCCTTCTTCTGTTCCACTTTGCTCCTGCTTCATTGATTCACGCAAACTTGCCACAATAGACCGCTCATCAGCGTCATCTTCTTTATACCCGCTTATCTGCGCTATCAACTGCAATGCCTTTAGCTTATCCCTAACCTTATCGCCATTATATTGCTTAACTAGCTCCTTCAACAGCCATTTCTGATCTACGACAAAACTGCCATCATCAATTTGATGTAACAAAGTATCAACATCAGCTACGCTTTCTTCCTGCCTCGCCTTCCTCTTTGCTGCATTATCCTTAGCAATAATCTTATCGCATTCTTTGCAAATATGCCTCAACCCATCCTTTGCTGTAGGGCTGGCATAATACTCGCTTTCCTGTTTATCCTGCTTACACCGCTGACAGTTCTTCATTTAGGACCTGTGCCATTCTTTGCCCTAAGCATTTCCGTCTTTTCGTCCTCCCGCCACACTTTAACCCGCATCTTCCCCTTCACTGGCTTCATTTCAATAGTATGTACTAGATCGCAGTCACAGCAGATACTTGACTCGACAAACGTACCATCAGTTCTTTGGTGCCAATAATACGACTTACCATCTTGCACATGCTCGATTTCACCAAATGCGATATTAGGCTTTTTCATTATCCTGCCTTGCATACCAGTAATGTAATCCACATTAACATCAAATCACCATGTGCTATGGCGTATGCAAGAGCGCCTATCACCAAACCTGCTAGAAAGTTAGTCATTTATATTCCTTTAATGGAGCCGGTGGCAGGAGTCGAACCCACAACTCTGCCGTACAAAGGGAGCGTTTTACCGTTAGAACTACACCGGCTAATGCTTCAATTCGCTTTGCTTACGAAATATAGTAACCAAGTCTGCTTCCGGGCTTAGGTCCAAGTCTTCAACTTCTACCAATAACACTTGGCAATATGAACAAATAGGATAGCTTTCTGGATTGAACCGCTCCCCGCAAACGCTACATTTATCCCCATCTGGCCTTGGCATTTTCAAACTCCGTTCTACCAATACTATAACACAGTTCTATCCCTTTGTCAATCGCTTCATTAGATTTTCAACTTTGGGATATTTTCCCCTATACCCCTACCACTAGCCACCCCCCATGCCGGTCGGGGCAGGACAAATTTGGCCAATATGCCTAGAAATTAGGCAGAAGTGGGGGAAACTTCAGTCATGTATGAAGGATATTCCTGCACCACCCCCTAGGTTTGGCATGCAATTCCCATGCCAGCATGGTTGGCATAGATATTGCATACATTGGGTTAGGCAAGTTGGCACGATTCTTGCATATAGCCTTACCTATACCCCTATTCTATTCCATCGGTGAGGAAGTATTGCATAAACTCATCGTTTGATTTGCCTGGATTGAGTTGGCTCCATTCAGGCCATAATAGCTTAGTGCTATGCTGTTGAATAGGTGGCGAATTATCTAATGATTCTAATGGTTTAGTGGGTATATGTAATGTATCAGATGATGCCGTAT